GGACTATTAGCTGCTGCTGCTCATTCTTCTAACTTCAATCGTAGTATTGAAAATGGAGGAACTGCAACTACAGCGAGTGTAGTACCAATATCCTATCCTGATGGAGCTACTATCATAGCTGTAAATGCCACGCCAAAGTGGTCATCAGCTGTGACAATAACCGTTACGATTAAGTACACAATTGATTAACCAACTAGGGGGTGTAGGCAACTATGCCCCCTTTTTAAAGGGGAATTATGAATAGAGTTAGTATTACTAATTTAGCATTATCTAATCTTGGCGAAGCACCAATACAGAATTTAACTGATGACAATGCAAGAGCAAGAATATCAAGTGCAAGAATTGATGATGTAATTCGTGCATGTTTAAGAATGCATGATTGGAATTCAGCAATGAAGCGTATTGCATTAACAAGCATTGGTGAGCCTTTGTTTGGATTTAATACTACCTTCCAGTTGCCAGTAGATTTTATAAAAGTTGTTGAAGTCTGGCCCATTTCAAGATTCAGGATACAAGCTGATACTTTATTATCCAATGAAACTGAAATCAATATATTATATGTGGCAGAACCAACTGACGTTAATACTCTGGATGTTTTACTTGCAGAATCAATTGCAATAAAATTAGCAGTAGAAATATCAGAAACATTAACAGGAAAGGATGGGTTAAAAGATCGTATGATGCAAAAATGGATAATAGCATTACAGGAAGCTCGATCTGCAAATTCTAAAGATAAAACTCCTGAACACAGAGAAGACTCGACATTCTGGAATGCAAGGCGCAGAGAAACTACTCCAATACATCGTACATTCAACTATCCAAAAACTGGTAATGCAGTATTAAATAACTTTACACCACCAGCATCTTAATGCCGACATTTGAATTTCAGCAATCAAGGTTTACTGAGGGTGTACTTGCAAAAAGTCTTCATGGTCGTTCTCCTGAAGAGTTCTATAGTTATGGAGTGCATGATGCCGAGAACATGATCCCTTTAATTGAGGGACCAATGGTGAAGCGACCAGGTACAATCCATGTAGCAGAATCAAAAACAAGTTCTTCAAGATTGATCCCTTTCTATAAAGGCGGTGTTGAAGCCTATCTTATCGAAATGGGATATGATGAATCTGCAACAGATGATACTTTTGATTGTGCTTTTACAAGTGGATCAACAACTGTTACTGCTTCCGTTGCAAATGTTGCTAAGTTAAGTATTGGTCAGCATTTATGGCAAAGTGCTGGTACAGCAACAATTACAACAGTAACTGCTTATCCTTCTTTAGATACAAGTGCAACTGTAGTATCTATAGATTCAACTACTACATTTACAATTACTGAAACTGGAAATGCTGCTAGAACAGTTGCATGTACTTTCAGTAATAAGCCTTACATAAGGATATTCTCCCAAGATAAACAACTAGGATTTTCTGATGCACTCACCACACCATATGTTGTTAAATCACATAGATGGTTTACTTATACACATGCAACAAATGCAGCACTTAATGTTGATGAGATAGCAAAACTTACTTGGACACAAAGTGGTGACGTTCTATTCTTTACTTGTCCTACCAGGAAACCTTTCTTATTATCCAGAACTATTGATCCAACTGCTTTACTTGTACGTGCAGAAGATAATTCAGTATGGACAATGAGTGATTATATTCAGGAAGATGGACCTTATGAAAATACTAATGCTGATCCAGATAAGTCACTTGTTGCATTAGAATCTGTTAATTCATCTTTAGAGGTTGATGATGAAATTGCATACTGTCAATTTGATGTTGTAAACAATGTAATTATACTTGCAAATCATGGAATGCAAGTTGGTCAAAAAATTAATCTAAATGTTGCTGCTCTTACAGATAATACTCAAATAATAATAAAGAATGGAACTGTTGATCCAGCAGTAGATGCATGTTTAGGTGGTCACGAAATTGGAGGAGGTGGTACACCTAGAGCAAATAATTATTATTATGTAGTATATGCAACTTCCATTTCATTCCAGGTTTCAGATCTACCAAATGGTCCTGCACATGATATTGGTTATCAGGATACAGATAGTAGTGCTACTGCTGGTACTCAATTTACTGGAAAGGTTAAAGTTAAACGAAGAATATATGAAAGAGATTCCACTATTTCTATAGATTCTAAATATAGACATGCAACTAATCCTGATGTATGGGCAACAAGTAGTACAACTTCTACAGATGATGGATACGGAGGTCATTATTTTACAACTGATGATATAGGAAGAGTAATTAGGTTAAATCCTATTGCAGATACTACAACAAGAAGAGGTGGGATAAGATGGGGGTGGGGTAATATAGTAGGTTTTACTTCACTATCAAGAGTTACAGTAAAATTAGTTACTGACTTATCAGTTTATGCAGATGATGGATATGATCCTGTAGGTGCTTCTGCTGCTTCTCCTGGTGCTGGATCAAATGAATGGAGACTAGGCGCATTTAATGGATACTGGACATATACTAATCTTGCATCAAAAGGTCCAGATGCATTTACTGGTAATGGGTATCCCCGACAATCACAAATATATCAGCAACGTTTATGTTTTGCTGCCACAGCATTAGAACCATCTACAATATGGTTATCCCGATCTGGTAACTTTTATAATTTTGCTCCTACTGAATTAGGAATACAAGACTCTCCTCTTGTTCTTACATCAGGAGTTACAACAGAAGTTATTAGTGCATCAAATGGATTATATTTTACAATAGATTCCGATACATTAGATGAGATACTATGGTTACTAGATTCTAAACGATTGGCATTAGGTACATCTGCTGGAGTTTATTTCCTTTATGGATCAGAAACAAATCTTACTGTAACTCCTTCCAGGTTCACTATTAATCGTGAAACATCATACTCTGCAACAAATGTTCAGCCAGTAGTAGTATCAAACGTTATTATTTATCCGCAAAGAGGTGGACGTGAAATACAGGAACTGGAGTTTTCTGGATCAGAAGATCAATGGCTTCAAACTCGTATTTCTATGAAGGCATATGATATTATCTCAACCAGTTCAATAACTAAATTAGCATGGCAGGAAAGACCTAATCCTATTATCTGGATGTTAATGGATAATGGGAAAGTTCTTTCATTAAGTTATGACCGTCAAGTAAAATTTAAAGCCTGGTCAGTTCATTCATTGGGAGGAACAGATACCGTAGTTACAGATTTGGAGATTATACCAAGAGCAGATTATGATCAAGTCTGGTTCCAAGTCAATAGAACTATTAATGGAACAACAAAGACTTACATTGAAAGATTAAACAGGTTTCCTTCAGAAAATATTCTTCCACGTAATGACTTAGTATTTCTTGATAGTGCAATAGTACATAAAACATCAGATATATTAACAGGAACACCTATTGTTAAGGGAGCAGATCAAGCTACTAGCCAGGCTAATTTAATAGTTGATGAAGCAACTCTTACAACTATGACTGCACCTCCTGCAAATATGAGATTCTTGATTGCTGGTGATACAACAGTATATAAAGTCTTATCTTCAACAACACCAACAAGTTCTTTATGGACTTCTACATGGACTTTGGATCAGAACTTGGTAGCGGTTCCTGCTGATAATGCAGCAATTGAATTACGATTGGAAGAACTTACGGTAGCACATTTAGAAGGTCAGTCAGTAGGACTATGCACAAATGGAATGGAACATGCTAATAAAACAGTAGCAAGTACAAATATTTCTTTAGACCATACATTATCAACTACAACTATCTCAGGTTTATTTTATAATGCTTCAATAACAACTTTAAGTCCTCCTGTACTTGAAAATCAGTACAATTGGTTTAAAAGATTAAAAACAATAACTGCATTGATCCAGGATAGTTTAGGAATCAGAATTGAATATAATGATTTAACAGAAGAATTATTATTCCGTTCTACTCAACAAAATACAGGCGAACCCATTGATTTGTTTAGTGGTTTTAGGAAGCAAACATTATCAGGAATAGGATGGGAAACACATAATGTTAAAATTAACAGTATTAGTCCACTACCTATGCAGATAAATGGATTATCAATTGAATTAGAAACAGGAGGTCCATGAGTTATATTGCAGCAGGATTTGCGATTTTATCTATGTATCAAGGATATATGGGATCTCAAGCATCTAAAACTGGTGCTTTAGGTAAAGCTGATGAATTTGATATATTAGCAAATGAAACAGAATTAACCAAAAAGTTTAATGCACAACAACGTAATTATATAACTGAACAAGTAAAGTTAAATACATTACAGTCTGGAATGGATAAAGCAGGAATGCTTGGGCTAGCTGGTATAAAGACTATAGGAGATATGACGGCAGAAGGTGGAGCTAGTGGTGCAATGTTGGGTGTAGGAACAACTAATGAGAAAATAATAAACCAACATATTCAAAACTCCAGCCAACAACTAGCTGTAATGCAAAGTACAGAACAGAAACTAACTAATATTCAGCAAAATGCAGTTGCAGTTAATAAGATGGAAGATTTTAAAGCACAAATGAGAATTAAACAATTAGAACGAGCAGCAGATAGTATTAGATCTGGTACTGATGCAGCTTTTTATGCAGGAATGGTAGGAGCCTTTTCAAATGCAGGAGCAACATATATGCAAGCAGGAGGTAAATTTGAGACAAATTCATTTGCAGAAATAAATTGGTGGTCGTGATACATGAAACGTTTAACTAATCAAAAATAATGGCAGAATTAACTGGTAGATCTTTCGAAAGAGAGCCAACTCCAATATTAAGTAGAAAAGCAATTAAAAAGGATCTTCGTGGTCCTGATCAATTTGCTGGTGATAAAGCATTTAGTGAAGCAGAAGTGTGGAAAGCAACAAGAGATCTTACAAGTGAAGTTGCTAAAATATTTGGTAGTTTAGAAAATGATAGGGAACAAGCTGTTGTTGATGATATTAAAGCAAAGATTGAAACTGAGTTCTTCAAGAATGATGAATTAGCTCTTAATCATGTGCCAAAAATAGATGCAACAAATTTGAATCCTCACAAATTAATGAGTGATTTTCATGGCAATGGATTAAAAACAGAAGAAGGTGTTATAACAATTAAGCCACTTGCAGAATATGAAGGATATGAAGATTTAAGTTTTAAATTTAAAAGAGAAGTTGATAAATACTTCAATACTTCCAAAGAAACAACACAAGCAAATGTCGTAAAACAACTTGCTGCTCTTTCTAAAGCTCATAGAAAATTGAGTTTAGATAAAGAGAGTATGTTGACATGGCAAGAAACATCCAGAATTTTATCAGATTCCAAGAGTTGGAATAAAAAAACAGATATAGCACCTTATTTAAAAAAATTCTTAGCAGAAGGAGGACAAACCAAACTTGAAAAAGGTGCATGGAGGGGTCAATCTCAAGAATATAAAAAGTTTATCTTCAATAGAATCCGAAATGGTTTTACAGATATTCCTGGTGCTCCAGGTGGAAAAGCAAAGCCATCTGATATTGGAGTAAAAAGTGGATTAACTGAGGATGCCAAAAAAAGAGTAAATCATTCATTAAATAGATTCTCTGACAAAGTATTTGAGGCAGTAAATAATTCCAGTATTGATCTTGAAGATGCTGAGTCAATGATTAATAAAAATATGCAACTAATTTTGCATTCTGAATTTATAAATCATTTATCTGTAAATGAAGATGCAGCAATTGCAAAAGCTAAAATTGCTGGATACGAATATATTAGAGAATTTGATGGATTATATGGAGGGAAAGGAACCATAAAATATATTCTTGCACCAAAAACTCTAAGATCGTATATAGAAGCATGGGATAGAAAAGATAAGACACCTAAACAAGATGAAATATATTACGCACAGGTAGAAAATAGACTGAAAGCTTTAAAAGGACAATTTGATATTAGTGAAAGAACAAAAAGATATTTAAAAGATCCAGATCTTACTCACCACGCCAGAGCAAAATTAATTTTAATAATGGGAACTGAATTTCGTAGTGAAGAACAAAGGAGTGAAATTGAAGATTCAAATTCTATTTTAAATGAAATTGAGCGTTATTTAATTGATGATGTAGAGTATATGGATAATTTTGGAACTGTGGATAAGAATGGTTTATTCCATCCACATGCTGATAGTAAAATTCGTAAGATGATTCCTGATCGAGAAGATGAAGTAAAAGTATGGGTAGATGAAGGAACCAAAGGAGGACCAGGATTAGGAGGCAGATTAGAAGCTCAAGTTAATATTGTTAAAGGTAAGAATCGTAAAGGTGTGGAATATTTACTTAAAAATAAACATAAACTTCATGATTTATATAAAACATATGAGTCTAAGACTCGTGCTATGCAGAAAAATCTTATGGATTCAAATGTTGAAAGACAAATGGATAATCATGATAGCATACTAGGTTTATTAGATGATTATGCTAGTGCTGATACTGATTGGAAGAGGGTTGATGGGACAAAAATAGATAAAATGTGGAACAGTAAAGATTCACTTGAAAGATTTATGGTTCGTGGTGCATTTCAAAACCGAGCTGAATTTGAAAGATGGGCAATTGATGTGGTTACTAAAGCAAATAAGAGTCCAGCATATAATAAAACAATTCCTTCACGACTTATACCTGGACATGATGACAATGATCTGGCATTAGAAACAGCAATTACAGATCAAATGTCATATGATATGAAAACCTATATCAATAGAGGAGTTAATGTTCCTAAAGATACAATTACAAAACCCCTTACAACTCCTATTCAAGTACTTTTAAAGAAAATGCGAGAAGCTGCTAACAATCAAGAGTTAGATTTTAAACCTGAACAAAAAGAAAGAATAAAATTATATGAACAAGCACATGAGGCATTAGTAATGATTGGTACAAATTATAAGAGATGGGATACATTAAAATTAAAAGCTCAATCATTGAAAATATTAAATAAAGGAGAAAATATAGGAGAAACTGTTACATATTGGAGAAATAAAACCTTTGCTGATCATATTCGTGCAGAATTAGAAGTTCGTATGGTTGAGTTAAATAGTGGAGAGCTTGGAGCATTGGTACTTACAAGAGAATTAAGAGAAGGTAAAATGTGGCAAAATGAGTACGGAGATATATGGGATGATTCAAAACCAGAACTAGATAATATAAACAATTTCTTAAGGTTTCTAGGACATGAACTTCAAGGAAGAGATTCGCGAGGTAAAGAAGTTCAGTATTTTGGTCATGGAGAACTAAGTAATCATCTTTTGACCTTGATGAAAAAAAGAACTCAAATTGTTCCAGAAATAGCAGCATTGGATCGGAAAGTACAATCAACTAAAGAGGCATTAATGAATCGGCTTGTTTCACAACCCCAACCAGCAAATTAATAATGTCAGAACAGGGTATTTCTCCAACATTTTCTGCAATTATAGATGATTACCATGAAAGAATTGGGAATTCTACAATAGATGATGTTATTGATCAAAATGCATTTTATATGCAAAATAATACGAATATTGAAACTATTCGGCATTCCTATCCAGAACAAGCAGGATTTTTTTCTTTAAGAAATATATATGAAACCAGAGGAAAACAAGGCCAACTTAATGAAGAAAGAATAAAAAGAATCTTTACTGCTACTTCAGGAGGTCAGTCTCAAGGATATGATTGGTCAGATGAAAGCGAAGGAGTCGTAGCAAAAGCAAAAGACAGATTTAATGCTGCAATTAGAGGTAGTTATGCACAACTGTATAATAAACTAATGGTAGATGGTGACAAAATATACGAAGATTTATATAACACAGCATGGCATGTATTTGGTCAATATGTAAAAGAAAAAGGTAATCAAGATGAAGCACTAAAAGCAACATTATCAACATTATTTGGTGATACTATAACAGAGAAAAACGGAGGAGTTGAATTTCCTAATGGAGTAGGATTATGGCACGATAGAGAAGAAATGAATAAGCGTGGTGTAACATTAAGTATGTTGGAAGAATATAAAGTTAATGCATATTATCACATATATAATAAACATGGTTCAGACTTAATGTTTGAACCTCATTTAGATATGGATAAGAACTGGCATATTGTTGCACAAGAGATGTTAGAAGGTGGTGGGAATGTTTGGTGGACTGTTATTAATGATATTGAAACGGATGGATACCGAGTTGTTATGGTAGGACAACATGGAGACGATAAAGATCAAGCAGCATCAAGGATGTATGGTGATCCATTCTCTAAAACATCAAGTATTAGAATTCTAGCAGATGCTTATTATGATGATGGATCAGGTCCAAAACCTATTCGCCTTACCAAAACTGAGTTCTTTGATTCAATAGCAGAAGCAAAAGCTGCTTCTTATGCTTATTCTCATTTAGATTTTTGGGATAATTTACATTTTTTGTTTAATTATAAACATACTCCTAAAGATTATCCTGATACACCAATTTCACCTACTCTGGACACAGAAACACCAGGTGTAATCGGTGATCTTGCAACACGGTTAGAAAATGTGGGATTTATGACTCCAGGTCCAGATATGAGTAGAAAAAGAGTTAAATATTATATGGAGAAAAAAGGTCCAGGTACAGATTGGTATAAATCTACTGCAAAAGCTTACAGTATTGGAGATTCAGGATTTGGTTTAGATTTTACTAATCCTGGTAGAGTAGAAATTGACATGTTCTGGAAACCATTATGGGAAGATATACAAGCATATGAAAGAGCACAAGAAACAACAGGAGAAGAAATAAACCAAGTAGAATTATATAATTTAGCAAGACAACGCTACAGAGGTATGTTTAAAGGACGAGGTGATTATGGATTAAAGCGTATGTTTTCATTATATGATCGTTATTTTATGGCAAGTGGACCTAAATTTGATCCAACATGGAGGTTTTTAAAACCAGATAGTGATAGATATTTGGGCAATACATATATAGAAAGGTAATAATGCCATATTATTATGAACAAGATTATGCAATATATGGTAATCAACGTATAGAAAATGCGTTAAGAAGATGGCGACCAGGTACTTTTACTACTTTTAAGTCTGGTGCAGAAGAATCATTTGCTCAATATAATACATTGGGTTATTTAACGTCTAAAGTAGCAGAATGGACTGCACCTGATGAAAGACCTATAGAAAAAAGCAGTTGGAATGAGTCTCATCCTTCATTTCGTGATAATGTTCCATATACAGAAGGTATGACTGAAGGAGTAGCATTAGTTAGAGCAACTCAAAGTGATAGTGCTGCTGAACTTGGTTTTATTCGTCAAAATGTTGATTTCTGGAGTTTACCTAATTTATCTGGAATTATGCTAGGAGGATTACCTGATCCGATTAATCTGGCAGGTATGGGAGGATTTATTGGAAGGATGGGAACTGTGGCAAAAGTTGCCAGGAAATTACCTGTGATACGATATACTGCACCAGTATTACAAGGTGCATCAGATACCGCAATAGTAGAATCATTATTCCAATTTACAAGAGCTGCTGCAGTATCGTCACAAGGAGGAGATTTAGATCAGTTTTCTGTTTTTGGCGAAATAGCATTGGCTGCAGCATTTGGTGGAATGTTTTCAATGATGCCGATGGCATGGCAAATTGCTAAAAAAGCACCTCAAGTTATGCATTACACATGGCTTGCAGATGCTAAAAATGCAATGTCCAGACAAACATCTGTGAATACATTTGGAAGAGGAGGAGTTATTGATGATGTTCCAATTACTGGAGCAACTAGAGAAGCAGACGAAATAGCTAATATTGAAAGATTATCTGATGAAGATGATGTATTTAGAGAACATAGTCCTGAAAATAGTGTTTATGAAAAAGGTACTAATTTAGATGAATCTGTACAAGTAGGAGCAAAAGAGATAGTAGATGATAGAACATATGCTCAGAAATTTACTGATGATGTTGCCGAAGCATTACTCAATCCTGCAAAAACAGCAAAGAATGCCGCAGAAAAATTCATTCATTGTGTAAGATTTATGAGAGGTAAATCATAAATGGCTACTAAATGTAGAACAGATGCATTAAATGCAGGATTAGATGATTTAACCATTGATAAATTGATGGATAATGTAAATATATCATCTAAGAGTAGTAGAGAAATTGTTGAAGATCTTATTGTAGAACAGAAAAGACAGAATTTCCTAGAGAACAACAATTTAAAAAATGCGGAACGCCATAAAAGATTTATAGATATGGCACGTTATACTGCAGAAACAACAGTAAGACCTTTCCGTAAATTTTGGAAATTTTTTGCAGATGATAAAGACTCTGTAGGAGTACGTATTACTACTAGACATCAAAGAAGATTAGCAGATATACAGGCTGAAGCAGATATTGCAACACATGACATGTTTACTTTGATTGAAGGTCATATATTCACAAGAAAAGCAGATTTGACATTCAGACAAGATTTTATTACAGAAATGATGTCAGAAAGTGCAACACAGCAATCAAGGAATAAGACTGCATTCCGTCTTGCTACAGCAGTTAAACGCCAACAAGCACTTCAAGTTGCTGAGTCAAGGATATATGGATCAGGATTATGGCATAAACCAGGTTGGGTTACATCACAGTTCCATGATCCATTAAGAATTAAAGCAGCAACAAAGGATCAATGGGTTCATGATATTCTTGGTGATTTGGATGTATTAAAAACTAAAGCAAATGCTATGGAACATTTTGATAGTGTGATAAATGGTCCAAATATAAAACAAACTCAATTTGACACAAAGAAATATTTAGAAGAAGTTTGGGAAGGCATAACAAATCCTAAGATTCATGGACAAGGACTTATACTGGAAAATATGAAACTTATGCGTATCTTAGAATTTAAAGATGCTAAAAGTTTATTAAATTATAACAGTAAATATGGACATGAAAATCTAGCACATGCAATATTCCAGAATCTACAGAGTATGGATAATTACCTGGAAATAGGTATGGTAATGGGATATGGATGGAAACAACCAGTTATAAATACAACATTCCAGAAAGGAAAACCTAGAACAAGAATTATTAAACATGATCCTGTTAATGATCTACGAAGTTTATGGAACGAATTACGATCCCAAAATAAACTTAGCAGGAGAGAATGGAACCAATTAAATGCAGCATTAAGAGAAATAGTAGGAGATCATTCTTTAGCAGGAAATCCTAGAATATCACAAATGACAGCAGGATTTATTGCATGGCAAGCAATGTCTAAATTAGGAAATGCAGTATTTTCTGCATCAGCAGATTTAGGAAGTTCAGGTATAGTTCTCCATCATCAGGGAATACGACCAGATAAGGGTTATTATGGTATGACCCATAACATGATTAGAATTGCTACTGATCAATTGGATCCTGTTGAGAAAAAACTTGTCCACCAGGCATTGGGTGTTGCCAATGATGGAATGATAATGCAGAATTATAGTAGATATGTTGGACAATGGGGAGGAAAGGCAGGACAATTATCTAAATTAGCAAATCATTTCTTCTGGATGAATGGATTAATTGGATGGACTAATAATGCACGTACTGCATTTGCTATTATGTCATCTAATCAACTTGCTAATTCTTTAACTGGATCATGGAAATCGTTAGGGAAGGTTCAGCGAGAACACATGATTAAATATGGTTTCAATGCTGATGATTGGAAGGAGTTACAAAGGATTGGAAGTTTTAATGCAAGATTATGGAATCCTGATGCTAATGTTTTAGAGAATTATATTACAAAAGATTGGATAATAGATAATAAAGGAAGTGCTGCTCTAGCAACAAAATTAGATAATTTCTTTATCCAAGAGTCCAGATCTGCAGTACCAGAGGCTAAAATTGCTGATAGAGTATTAATGTATGGCAACCATGATCCTGGTTCAACTTGGGATGTAACTAGAAAATTAGCTGGTATGTTCCGAACATATCAGTTACAACAAGTAAAGACGTTATATCCACGTGTTAGAGAATTAGGTCTTCCTGCTATTGTACATGCAATACCAGTAATAGGATTAGGATACACATCAATTCTTCTTAAAAATCTTGTTCAAGGAAAGGAACCACCAAAATTTGATGATCCACAATTATTTATTGATGTAATGGTGAATAGTGGATTTGCACCTTTAGTTGGAGATTATCTTGCAGGAGAGTATGGTAGATATAATCATACAATAGATGAAGCAATTGGAGGAGCTGCATACAGTCAATTCAAAGATTGGGGGAAATTGTGGGCAGGCTTAGTTAATGGTAATAAAGGAGCTTCTGACGTATATAAAAGTCTACAATATAATACGCCATTTATAAATTTATTTTATACAAGAGCAGTATTGAATTATGGTATTCATTATGCAATGATGGAAAGTCTAAGTCCAGGTTACTTATTTAGAATCGAAGCACAAGCAGAAGGAAGAGGATCACCATTTATGTATGAACCTAGTAATTTATATGGAGGATATAGATAATGCTTACTTCTACAACAAACATAGTTGAAGTCGATGGTAGTAGTGCTTCCAGTTATACTTTTAACCTACCAATTCATAAATCTACTGATCTCATAGTATATGTATCTGGTCTTCTAGTACCATTAAGCGGAGGTTCAAATCCACATACTGTAACTGTTGCAGCAAATAAACAATCAGCTACTGTTGTATTTGGTTCTGCTCCAGGTGCAGTCCCACTAAAATTTGAAAGAACAGTAGCATATACACAAGAAACTGCTCTCGCCAATAATTCCCTCTTTGATGCAGAGTCTTTAGAAACTACCTTAGATAATATAGTGATGCAGACTCAGCAAGCTAGTAAGTTACAGTCAGTTGGCTTTGGTTTCCATCCAGGTATTGCTGAAGATGATTATGATAGCGATGCTGAAACTGCATCGACATTAAATAAGATTAAAACACTAAGAGCAAATAAAGCGTTAGCATTTGATGCTGATGGTGATAT